ATCCTGGCAGGACGAAGAGAAGGATGGCGAAGAGAAGAAGGACGAATCCACACGAACGGACGCCAAAGGCGCGCGCCTGATTGAATCCGCTGCGTTCGAGCAGGGCTACGTATTCACCGAGGCCTCGGCTGTTAATCCGCTGGTAAAGATCATCTCGCCCGGGCGCGGCTCCTCCGGCTACTACACGCAAGACGTGCTCGAGCGGGATGGTCCGCAGATCTTCAAGCGCGGCACGCTGATGTACATCAATCACGCCACGCCCACTGAGGAAGCCGAGCGGCCTGAAGGCGACTGGTCGAAGCTCGCCGCCGTAACCACCGGGGATGCGTACTGGGACGAGCACGGAAAAGATGGCGCTGCGCTCTATGCGCCGGCCAAGGTGTTCAGTGAATACGCCAGCCAGGTAGCCGAGAAGGCGCCTTATACCGGTGTTTCGATCCGGGCCCGCGGCCTCTATGCCGAAGGCAAACGCCTGGCGCCGGACGGCAAGCCGGGCTTAATCGAGCGGCTCACGCACGCCGACTCAATCGATCTGGTTACCAAAGCGGGGCGCGACGGCAAGTTGCTGCTCGAGTCCGCGAATGAAGGAGACGTTATGGATGAAGCAGTACTCCGCGAATTGCGCCAGGAAATTTCCGGGTTGCGCCAGACCATTGCGGCACAGGCCGAAGGCCCGCGCGCCATACGGGAAGCGCTCGAGGGCATCCGCTTGCCCGGACCCTTGCATGTGGTCGAAGCCACGCGCACACGCATCGCTGAACGCATCGCTCCCTCGCTGCCGTTCAAGGACGGCAAGGTGGATCAATCTGCGCTCGGCAAATTGGTCGAATCCGCGGCACTGGAGGAATCGCGGTTCCTGGCCACGCTCGGCTTTGGTTCTGGTGTCGCCGGCATGGGCCAGCGCATGACCGAAGCCGAGATCCAGAAGCTCACCGAAGACGACGGCAAGGCCTGGGGAGAACAGTTTGAGGAATCCATGTCGCGCCTGGCGGATGTCTTCGTGGGCAAGAAGATCAACGAAGGCGAGCAATCCGAATCTGAGCGCATGGCGCGCAAGCGCATGCGCCGGATCTTCAAGGAAGGGAGGGCCGCCTAATGGCTGCCAATAAGACTCGGGAACGACTCACCGGCATCGAACTCAAGATGCCGGCGGCTGCCGTGATCGCCCCTGGCGATGTGCTGGTGTTCGGTCCGGCCGCCGGGCCAACGCTGATCGGCATCGCCAATGATGGCCAGAATCTCTCTACCAAGCCGCCTTATTATTCCAATAGCGGCTATCTGACGCTGGATTGCGAGGGCGCCTTTAACATCCAGACCAGCGCCGTGGCGAGTAATATCACGCCCGGTACGCCGATCTATGTTCACCTCGGCACGACCGATGCCACGACCAATATCAGCTATGGCAATACGGTCAACAACACCGCTACGGGTGGACTCCTGATCGGCCTGGCGGAATCGACTCTGGCGAGCGGCACCTCCGGCGCAGTCCGGGTCAGCTTGAAGGACGGAATCAGTTAAAGGAACAAGCACAATGATTTCACTTAGCGATGTAGCGCAAAATTGGGGCGATTTCAGTTCTCAGATTGGCATGCTTCCTTCCGCCAATCCGCGCCCAGCCTATGAAGGTTTCAATCCAGGACGCGTATCGTCGGCGGAATTGGGGGCTTGGAGCGGCAGCTCGCCCACCTCCGTCAACGAAGCTGGCTTTCAAAACATGACGCATCGCCTGCGCGAAGTCTATTCCGACACGATGCGCCGGCGGCGCTATGAATCCCGCCTTCAGGAAGCAGCACGCATCATCACCCGCGGCTTCAATGGCTCCAAACGCGACCTGTTGAACCTGCAGGAAGCCATGTCGATCGGTGATTTTCCCAACTTGTTTGGCGATGTCATCGACCGCGCGGTGCTCGCCAATTACACCGAGACGCCCTACACCTGGAACCTGATCGCGCACGAAGCCGAGGTGAACGACTTCCGTCCGGTGAAGCGCTTCCGCGTGGATGGCGGCACGGGTCTGCTCGGGCCGACGGACGCAACGCTCACTGCCTTCGGCGGCCTGGTCCCGCTCGAGCGCGGCGCCAACTATCCCGAAGACAGTCTCACCGTTCCGACGCCGTACACCTATGAACTGTTCAAGCGCGGCAAGCGCATGCCATTTTACTGGGAAACGTTTGTCAACGACGACCTGCAGGCCATCAAGGATACGCCGGCGCGTTTTGGCCGCGGCGCCAGGCGCGAAGAGGAGTACTTCTGTACGGCGCTGTTCGCCAATAACGCCAATTTTTTCAACTCTGGCAACAAGAACATCGTGACGGCCGCCTTGGTGGGCGATGGCGGATCGGATCATCCGGCGCTCTCGATTCATTCCCTCCAGCGGGCCATGATCGTGATGATGAAGCAGGTTGACACCACCGGCCAGCCCATCTCCATCGAAGCCATGACGCTGGTGGTGCCGCCGTCACTCAAGACCGTCGCCGCGAATATCCTGAACACCGATTACGTGTTCATGGCCGATCAGGGCGGCACGGTGCAGATTCCCGGCGGTTCGACTAACCCGATGCTGGCGCAAATGTTGCACGCGATGAACTGGGCCAAAAACATCGTGCGTCTGGCTGTCAATTATTATCTGCCGATCATCGACACCACTTATGGGAATACCGGCTGGTATCTGTTCGCCAATCCCGAATCGGGACGCCCGGCCATCGAGATGGGCTTCCTGCGCGGCCACAAGACGCCGGAACTGTTCATGAAGCTGCCCAATGCCGTGGCAATCGGTGAAGGCCAGATGGGGCCGGGACCAGGTGTGATGCCGGGAACAGCCAATGCCAATCCCATGGAAGGGGATTTCGACACCGATTCGATCCATTACAAGATCCGCACGGTGAAAGGTGGAACGTTACTCGACCCGCTTATGGCCGTCATGAGCCAGGGCAGCGGTGCAGGCACGTTCTCGGCGCAGGCTTCGAGTGATACGCCGAGTGGTACTCCGGGTGACAGTATGCGACATCCGGTTGTGGAACCAGCGCATCACGAAGTGAACGAAGGCAAGCACAAACGGTAGCAGGCATGCATGGCCTTCACCTACGATTGGTCCACCGCTCCCGACATCGCTGTGATCCGGCTGATGGTGGGCGATACGGATATGGCCAATCCGATCTTCGACGATGCGGAGGTGCAGGGCGTGCTCACGATCAACAGCTCGCAGAACATCATTGTGGGTTTAAGCGGCTACTATCCGTCCACCATGAGCGGCAACACCTACAGCTACGGGCGCGCGGCCGCCATGCTGCTCAACGGTCTGAGCTCCACCAAGGCCCGTGTCCTCGCCACCAAGGTGCTCGATGTGAGCGTGGCGCCCGAAGCGGCCTCCAAAGCGCTCAAGGATCTGGGGCAAAGCTACATCGATCAGGAGATTTCCGCCGGCTACTTCTCGGTCGCCGAGATGGGCCAGGATTCCTTCTGGATGCGCGAGCGGTTGTGGAAAATGCTCTATCGCCAGCAGTCATGAATCAAAGCTCGACCATCGATTTTGGAGCGCTGGTTCAGGCGGTCTATGATGCCGGCCTGATGCAATCGACCTGTACCGTCCAGGCGCCGAGCGGCAATCTGGGCGCTTCCGGCGCGCCTGATAACACGTACGTGGATGTGGCTGGCCTGGTAAATATCGCGTGTATGAACGCTCCGGAATCGGTCGGCAATATCGCGGCAACGGAAGTCAAAAACATTGCCGAGATCATGAGCATCAGCCTGCGGCATGTGCTCCTGAACGGCTATTTCTCCCAACTCGACGGGCAGAACTGGGGCGAAGTGGGATGGCATGCGATCGTCGATGGCATTGATTACGACATCCTCGGAGCCGAGCGCGATTCCCAGTTCAGCCAGACCCGGTTGAAGCTGAGGCTGGTGAGCATATGAGCATTTGGGCCAGTGCTACCTGGACGCCGCGCGGAGACCTCGGCCGCTTCACCGATGTGACGATTACGCCGGTGGCGCTTGAAACCGTAAGGCAAGCCGGCGAAATGGTTCAGGATGCAGCCAAGCGCCTCTGCCCGGTCGCGACCGGAAGATTGCGCGATTCGATCCTCGTTCAAGTCCAGCAGACGGAGAAATCGGCACGCGCCACCATTGCGCCTACGATGGGATACGCCGGCTATGTGGAGTTCGGTACCGGGATTCGGGGCGCTTCTTCACCGGGCGCCGGCCAGGGCCCGTACTCGCCCACCTGGCCCGGCATGCCCGCGCAACCTTACATGCGTCCGGCATTTGACGAACAGAAGGAAGCCATCAAAGATCTCTTCCGCGCCAATGTCTCGACGGCGATCAGGAGTCCTTATGCATGAGCACGCCGCTCAAGCACAAGTTGCGCACTGCGGCAGCGGCCGATGCGGGACTGTCAGCGCTTTTGGGCACTGCGCCCTTCCGTTGGTACAACGTTCAACTCCTGCAGGGCAGCCAATTACCAGCGGTGGTGGTGCAGATTATCTCGACCGTTCCGAAGCACGGTTACACGCTGCGGGCCCAGAATCCGGTCGAGAATCGCGTGCAGTTCACGATCTGGGGCGGCCAGGGCGATGCGGGATGCCAATCGGCCTACGACGTCGAGGCTGCACTCAAAACGTTTCTCGACGCCTTCGATGCGATCGGGATCGCCAATCTGGCGCGCTATCCCAACTACATCACGCTCGAGCGCGACGGCTTTTTCATCCAGACCGATACGGGCATTTACCAGCGGCTGCTCGACGTGATGATCTGGAACGACGAAACGACCTAAGGAGATTCTAAATGCCAGCCGGTGTATCCACAATTGCCGATCATATATCGGTAGCAGGTCTTTTACTCTCGGTAGGAGGCACGACCTCTCCGGTTACCTACACGCCGGTATGCAACATCTCCGATCTGACCGTGCCCATCACCGCCACCGAAGTTCTGGTGACGAACGTATCCGACACCTGGGTGCGGCGCGTGCCCACGCTGCTCGACATGGGCAAGGTCACCTTTAAGATCTTCTGGGTGATGAAAGAGCCTTCGCACTCAAATAGCGCTGGACCCCCGACAGGATTGCGCTATCTGCTGATGAATCGCATTCTTTCCTCCTGGCAGGTGAGTTATCCGGACGGATCGACGCCGTCGGTGGATCAGTTTCAGGGCTACGTTACGAGCTTTCAGATCACGGGCAAAGTGGGCGGTGTATTTGAGGCCACCTGTGGGATCGGCACTACCGGCACGCCGACATTGGTCTAGCTATGGGCGAGCAGAACGGGAGCGAGCCACGCCAGTATCCGCCTATCAAGTATCCGACCATCGAGATCCCCGGCAAGGGCATTTTCGTGGTGAAGTTCGGGCCGGGCGCGGCCTTCGATCTGCAGGATATGGGCGTTGCCAATATCGATGCCCTACCCAAACTGTTACAGGAGTGGGTAACACGTGTCGATCCGATCACCGGCGACAAGATTATCGGCCGCGCCGATTACATCCAGTTATTCAAAATCTTTGCAGCCGCCATCCGGCATCAGATCGAGATCTCACCGCGGGATCTAGCCTATTGCTTCCAGGATATGGAGCAATTGTATCCTGTGGCGCATGTCCTTTGGGAAGCCTGGATAAAAGCCTACCCCTCCATCGAGATCAAGCTGCGGGAATCGGCGGCCCGCGAGCCGGCGGAGGGGAACCAGGTTTCAACGCCGATACAGTAAAACCCGACTGGTTAAGGCTGTGGGCGCTGTGGACCGCGCCTGCGCCTTTGGGGCTAGGCATCGCTCCTGAAAAACTCTGGTCGCTCTCCTGGCGGGAGCTCGAAGCCTTACAGGAACGCTACGACGCCTATCATCGCAACGAGCTCGAGCGCTGGGCCACCGAGCGCGCCGACCTGCACAATGCCTGGATGACGCGCAAGGACGGCCAGCCATGGACGCCGGAAGATTTCCTGCCGGAGAGCGCCGATACTGCGCTAAGAAAAGCCGAACGCGCCAAAGCGCGCATCCAGGCCGCCCGCGATCAGGCTGAGGTAACGATGCTCAATGCGCGGCTTGCCGCCATGCGGCCGGGCGATACCGAGGGTGTGCCCGAGTGGGCATTGAGGATTAAGTAATGGCGGCAGGCGACAATATCGGCAACCTCGTTGTCTTAATCGACGGCGACTGGACCGATCTACAGTCGGCGATTGACCTGGCTGCGGCAGCATCCGAAGCAGGGGCTCAGGAGATCGCCTCCGCCTTCACCACCGCCGCTACTCAGGCTACGCCGCCCGTCGAGCAACTGGGCGAAACCACTCAGCACGCCGGAGAGGAAGCCGGCCATGCTGGTGAAGCCTTCGGCAGCTTCGGCGAATCGCTCAAATTCGCGGCGGAATTGGCCGGTCTCAATGTCGGCTTGGAGCAGGTTGTCGATTGGTTCAAGGAATTTGTCAGCGAGGCTTTCGATGCGGCGAATCAAATCCAGTTCGTGGATGTGGCGCTCACTGCGCTGACCGGCAGTGCCGCCTCGGCCTCGAGCATCCTCGAGCACGCTGCTGAAGTCGCCTCCCACACCACCGCCAATTTTCTCGATCTGGCCAAGAGCGCGCAATCCATGGCGGCCATGGGCATCGAAGCCGGAACCATCAACGAAGCTCTCGAAGCGATGGCCCAGTGGGGCGAGCTCTCCGGCAAGAGCATTGATACGCTCACCGGTGCCCTGGAGCGCGTCTATCTCACCGGCGAAATCTCCAAGCGCACCTTCGTTTCTCTTGGCGTCAGCGCCCAGG